CTCAACAAGAGAAAGTCGAATCTCATAAGAACATGATATATTGCCGTTCCCAACGTACAAATGGGCTTCACCTGACACAGGATTGTGCCAGGCTGATGGTCTAGTGATTGGGATATCTGCTGAGATTGAGTCCCACGTTGGAGCGTCAGGCTGGCCAAAAGTTAAGCCTGACAGTCCGGTAAAATCACCGCGAAGTCGCAGGATTCCTGTGTCCGCGATGTAAGTTGGGATGCCAACCCAGTTGTCGCCGGGAAACAACACGAGCACGTCATCTTCAAGAAGACCTGAAGCAGAAGATTCAATGTAGCCTCTGTTAGATGAAATGATGTGGGGAGGGGCCGATCGAAACGTAAAGTTGCACCACGGTAAAGGCGTAGGTGTAGCAGTAGGTACGTTTGTCGGACCTTTCGTGGGAGTTTTCGTAGGCTCCCCTGTTGGCACTGGTGTTGGTTTTCCAGTTGGGACTTGAGTCGGCGGATTCGTAGGAACCGGTGAAGGTTTCACAGTAGGACTCTTAGTTGGTGGCGGCTCCGTTGGGCTTGGTGAAGGCTTCCCAGTCGGTGTCTTAGTGGGCACCTTGGTTGGTATTGCGGTTGAGCCCGGGAACACCGTAGGGCTGGGATCCGGCTCAACGGTAGGAGCGCATTCTGGCAAGTCAGGTTGTTCCACACAGGTTGGAAAAGTACCGGGTGGAAATTGTCCCCAAGTTGCCGGGTCTCGATTGCACTTTTCGCAATGAACTGTTGGTGTTCCTGTCTCATACACTGTGGGGACAGTAGTTTCTGCTGACGGTTGTTGCACCGCTGGAGGTGCAGCAAACAGTGGGCTCTTTGTAGGCGCTTTTGAATTCAGACTAGGCGCGAAGTTTGGCCGAGCATCAGGAGGCCCTGTCCAAACCGGACCGGAATGTGGTACCGGTGTTGGCTGTTGTGACAAGAAAGGAGCCCCTGTTCCAACAGTAGGTCCAGGAGCCTCGAAGCCTTGACAGCAAAAGCTCATCCCGCCTGGTGGCTGGATTCCTCCCCGAAGAGGGGGAATTTGTCCAGGTCCCAGGACGTTTTCGGTGATAGCAGGAGGCACAAATGTGTGGTCTTGATCGGTATCAGTAAACCTAGGCGTGAAGAACGCACTCTTGCTTGCATCAGGTGCGTACCACATCATATCTGCGCCTGCTTTTGCTGAAATGATGATGTAGGCGTCGACTGCAACATCAGATGGGGCACGTATTCCTGTTTCCAGTGAAAGACGCAACCTACCATTGTGACAGTTTGGATTATAGTCATCAAAGGCATTTGCGATCTTGGTTTCAGGATGGTTGAACAAAGCTTTGCTAGGGTTCTCCCAATGAACGGTTAGCTGGCACCTCTCCCTGTTGTCAAGCGGGTAATGCGCAGTATAGTACGTTTCATCTGAGACAGGCTCAAGAAACTTTCCGGTTGGGTCATACTGGATTTTCACCCTGGCATTTGCCATTGTTGGGAACACAAAGGTGAATTCATAGGTCATGGACCCAGCCCAAAAAGTCGTCACAGTGCCGGGGATGCTTGGCGTTGTGAACTGGGCGAGCACATCTGATCCTCCCGTCCAATCGACAGTGTATATGTTAGGAGTAACGTTCCATTCTGTAATGGGTGACTCTGTGTCTCGAGCTGCATCAACTTTTATAACTCTGATGATGTCCGATTTTTCTCGAAAATTGTCAAAGCTCAGCGGGTCATTCCCGACTGAGCCAGTTGCATCTGCCGAAACTGCCACACTGTGATGCTTGTCCATCGCAAGAGGTCTAGCATTTGTGTCAGAGTTGAAGGTCGCCAGTGGGGCTAGTCCTGGAACATGGGTCGAAAAGCTGTCTTCCATTGGTCTGGAAAATCCCATCATTCTGGCGACATTCGCTGTTGCTCCAGCAGCTTTGCCTGCGATTTCAAATGGCAATGCAAACTCTGGCGCTCCCTCAAAGACCTTCGCAGCACCATGCATCAGACCAGCCACATTTGTAGCAATCTTGCTTACAGGTTCATCAGGAATTGTTTGAGTAACAGCAGCACCTGTTAGGGTGATGTCCGTGAACTTCGCGTATATCGCTAGCTGAACCACCGGGTCTGGTTTTAGAGAATGCTTTGGAGGAATGAAAGGGAAAATCTCCACTTCAACCATGTCAGCGTGCTCAGAGTTTGTCCACAGCATTGGATCTTGAGACACGTAATTAATGGGAATGGTGTAGTCTGCACTGTTCATGAAAAGCATAACTGCGTGGGGTCTTTGTGAAGCGACTGTGACGTATGGTGTGCCAGATGCTTCACTTGGACGTGGTTGGTGTTTGTAGAACACCTCTGGACTGATCACAGTTGACGCTATTGCCGCTCCGTATGTCCCTGAAGATGCCGTTACGGTAATCATCAGTTCAGCCTTGAATGACGTAATTGCCATTTCAGCCAACTTCTTTTGCAAAGTTGGATTGTCAAAAAGAATTTCAAGCGGCCTCACCGTGATCAACGTGCTGTTGTCAATAACAGGCTTGTCCACCGGCACCCACCGATTAAGGAAACGCCCAAGGGCTGTCTTCTCGTCAGTTTTCAGCGTGTCGGCAATCGGGCCAACTGAGCCCCTTGTCACACACTCTTCGTTGTTGTCAAAGTGTGCGAGATCCACATTTCCCCCGTCCTCATCTGCCTGCTCTTTGTTGGCTTCAAAGGGCAAGATGGGACGGTTGAAGTTTTCATGTGGCGTGGGCTCATACCGACTGTTCATTCTCTGGTCCATCTCCAAACGCTCATCATATGACGGTCCAATGGACACGTCCCAATTAACGTTGTTGCGTCTCGCGATTTCTTTGATACACCACTCGGCTCTTTCGTAAGGCTCTCTACCATAGAAGAACACTTCATTCATGAAAGACGCCACGATACCACGCATCTGCTCGGGGAAGTCCTTGCTCCTCTCAATAAAGAAAAATGGCTTTGTTAGGCTCCTCAGCTTGAGAAGACCCACTCTTCTCCCAAGCTCTGCATTGTAGTAAAACGTCCTGCTCAGAATCTCGAGAGCTAGAGTTTTTGTGAATTCTTGAAGCTCGGTTTTGTCGTTAGAAGTGATGTTCGTCCCCATAGTGTTGAGGACCTTCTGGATGTTTTTCAAATTGTACTTTGTGGTATCCACTTTGTCTGTGATTCTCATGATGTTGTCGTCTCCCAAGATTCTTAAGCGGATGTAATCTTTGATCCTCGCACCTTCGGGAATCGGGTGAAGAACCAGAAATGTATAGTACATCAGCATTCGGTTTCTCAATGAGTTGCCGAGAGCCGTCAACAAATTCCCTGAAATCATGATGTGAGTCAAAGACAAAATCACTCCATTGAAGTTGACCATGGGTCTGATCAGGTGTGATGCCAGGTTC